TCAAACAGTCTAGACTCTGTATCGTAAGTCATGTCTGATATCCTATCCTTTGGAAAAGCGACAATCTTTTTCATTTGTGGCATGACAACTATATCAATATCTGGATGATCAAATATGACATAGTCTCCTCCAAGTGTCTGTCTCATGTCGAGAGAGAACTTGTAATCTCTAAGTTTATTCGCATCTCTAGAGATGGACTTTTCGCCTACAAATATTTTAATTGACATTAGATTAATTCCTTACAAAACTCTTGAGTCTTGAGAACCTTGAACAGCATATTATCGTCAATTGCTTCTCTTGAAAAAGATTCAAGCATTAGCCCCAATGACTCGAACTTATCCGACAGTTCTGGTACTGAAGTTTTGTTTTCTGCTACTATCTTTTTCATTCTAGAAACTTCTTCGTTGATGGCGATCTTCAAGCCCATGCCATCATCTGCGAACGAGAAGACATACTTAAATAAGATATCTTTCTGTTCTTCTAAAAGGCTGTTATATTTTTCATTAAAACTCTCAACGAATACTTTTAGAACCAAATTATCAACCGGCTCAACTGACATTGTCTCTTCTTGGCTTATCATCTCTTGGATGATATTATTTTCCAAGATCACTCTAGTTTTAATTGGAGTTTTGACACTAAAGAGTTGCCCAATTGTAGCAAGAGATTTATAATTTGGAGTAAAATTGCCAAAGGTATCTTTTCCCAATTCTTTATTAACTCTATTGATAACGTTAGTCTGCTGCTGGAATACATGTCCCGGATGCAGTGAGAGGTAGGTTCTTTGTGATTCGCGAAGAATCATGTTCGCCCAGTCTTTTGTAACACCTTTAGTTTCCAAGATGGAGCGATAAGCATCCATTTCTTCATCTAAGATTGAATTTTTAGAAAAGTTTTCTTTAATGATATCGAGAGCGATATTCTTTCTTTCCTCGTCTTTGTTTAATGCTGCCTTAGTCATCTCTAAGATCAATGTTTCGTACAAAAACGCAGTGTTTCTTTTTTTATTATATTTCATTTTTCTTTAGGCTCCATACTTTCGAGTAGCACTTTTATATCGTGACTAGTATTAAATAGTTGCTTCTCTTCTTTATCGTAAATCTGTTTTTCTCCGGACTCGTATACGGTATTGATAATAGATGCTACTGGATCTTTGAACATTCTTTTCACAGGATCAGTTACTGCTTTAGTACTGTTTGTCCTTGCTGCTCTTCCAGCCTCTGAATCTTTGACTGCTTTTACTTTTCTTCTTCCCTTTCCATCACCTCTAGAGACTTTACCGTCTTTATCTCTACTTCTGTTACCGGGGGATGCCAATAGAGCAGAGTCTGTCCCACCTTCATCACCGCCTGCATCTGGGGTATCTGCGGCTGCTGTAGTATCTCCACCTGTATCACCACCTAGATCAAGCCCACCACCGGAGTCTCCGCCTAGATCAAGTCCACCTCCACCAGATGCCCCAGTGTCAGGTGCAGATGCAGGAACCTCTTCAGATGCCTTCTCAAGCATCGATGCCATTTTCTTATCATAGAACATCTCTCTTTGATTACGTAAGAATTCTTCATCTGACATTCCAAGAATGTTTTCTGAAATCCAGCGCTTTGAGAAGAACCCTTCTGTTGCAGCCCCTGCGATATCAAACTTTTGCTTCCAGTGTTCCAGTTCTTGTAGTTCGGCAATTTTGGATGGATTATTGAGCAATAATTTAAAAGATATAAGATCATCGCCTCTATATCCCAAAGTATATAAGTGCACTAATCCGATCTTCTCCAACTCTGAAACTACAGATCGTTGTAGCCTTTGGATAGTTCTTGCGAATCTGATATCTTTTTGAGCCAACGTAGCCTTATCTTCGGTTTGCCCATCTCCTCTGGAGAGGTATGACATGGGAATCTTCAAAGCAGAGAATAGTTTATCTCTAAGGTATTTGACATCATCAATGTCACCTGTGTATGAGCCACCCGGTAACGATTCAACTCTAGAAGAGTTACCACCCCTAGTAGGAATAAAATAGTCTTCATCGATAGATAAAGGGTTATAACGTAGATCTACTCGCCCAGTTGATGAATCAACCAATTGGTTTCTTTTCATCTGAGTTGTTACACGTTGCATGAACTGTTCTACATCTTGTGGAGCAATATTCCCAACATCGATATAAAATACTCGACGTTCAGGTGAGCGTACAATTCTGTATGCCATCATTGCGTCTTCCAATAGTGTGAGTTGTCTCCAGATTCTTCTAGCAGGCTCAAGTACTGATGTTCCGTACGGAGCATATTTATCATTCCCTAAGATTCGAAAGTGCGCAATTTGCCAGTTTTCAAATGTCAACCCACCAGAATTCCATTGATACTGTATGTAATTTGGATTTGTCTTATCTTCTCCCTCAATCCTTTCTAATTCATCGATAGGAAGAGAAATAGCATGACGAACACCCATTGTAGAGTCGATGTCCAAATAAAGCATGAAGTCACCAAACTTGCACAAAGAACGACTCCAGCCAAAAAGATTAAGATTCACATTCAACACTTCTTCATAAAGATTGCTGAGAATTGTTTTAATCTCGTCATTAGCACATTTAATGTTGAGCATAGGCGACAACATTGTAGAAGTAGTCATTTCATCAGCATAGATATCTAATGCTGAGCATATTTCAGGAGTATATTCCATTTGATCGAAATCCAAATATCTTTCATAACGATTTTGGTTCGCCATGATATTTGCAGTCATGTTGTCATACGGATTGTATGAAGTCTTTTTAAAGTCCAGTCCCATTGCGGAATTGAAATTATATTTATCCATGTCTGCTCTTTTATATCTTCTCTGCATTTGAGAACGTCTATTGACGATTGGAGAAGAAAGCAGTCTAGTCAACCTTTTATACAGAGTACTCTGTGAGTTTCTTGGGTTCTTTTTGTTGTCAGCCATTATATTATCCTTTGAAAATCCAACTAAAATTATCTAAATTACGTTTATGTTCTTCGACTCCTCCTTTGGGAGTAGAATCAAATGTTGAATTTGCTTTATTATATCCTTGTTGTCCTCTGATGTTCGTGTTGAGAACTGTATTTGTATACACCATAGAATTTAACATCGCTTTTTGCAACTCCTCTCCTCTCTTGGAAGCGATGATTGCCGTGTCTCGAACCCAGCATGCAATAGCAAGAGCCATCACTAAATCATCGTTGTAACCTTTCATGGCTTGAGGTTTACCCAAATACCATACAAAAGTCTTCAATTCGTTTAATAAACGTAAAGATTTAATAGTAATTAGTTTATTTCTGACGAACTCCTCTAATTTTGCAATAATTAATGGACGAGATTTCATAGAAGTTGTAAAACCCGGTACTGCACTTGGATTACCTATTGCAGAAACTTGTTCAATATATTCATTAGAACCTTTAATACTAAAATAAATATTGGGATATTCCAAGTCAATCAGTTTGTCTAAGACAGAATATCCAATATTATTGTTCTCTACGACTAGTAAGCAACCACCATATTCTCTACCGGCGGAATATAGCATGTTAGCAAAGTCATCGATGTTTGGCTTTCCTTTATATTCAGCAACAATTTCCATTGAATCTGTTTCAATCACATGAAACACAGAATAGTCAGCACCATCACCTCTAGCGACGTCTGCCGTCAGTACATATTTCTTTCCATCTTGACACTCTTCCCAAATCCAATAGTTCCTATCGAATCCCACTTTGTGCTTTGGATCACATACCATTGTATCAATCCTGTCAATATCTTCAGGAGCAATGACTGTTTCTCCAGAAGCATTGAAATTACATTCATACTCTTGAGCGATTTGCCTAGAGTTCATATTTTTTGTTTCATTCTCGAACCATTTACGATCTCTATCAGGATGTCTACTCCAGTGTAGCCTTGTGGGCTTGAAAGCGTTGACTCCTGACTGGGAATCAACATAGGTGGTGTGAAACCAGTTACCAACCCCATTAGGTGTTGAGAGGGCAATACAGCGCCCCCCTGTTGATATAGTAGGGTAGATACCTGTCCACAATTGTTCCATGTCTGGAATAAAGGCAGCCTCATCTAATACCAACAAGGACAATGCTTCAGAACGTCCTGCATCTCCAGCAGTTGATGAAGCCTTGATCCATGAGCCGTTAGAAAGTTCAAAACTAGTTCTGTTGTCTACACTAATCTTTGCAATCTGCATCCATTCAGGCAGTGCCTTAACCATCTCTTTTACTTTAACTACAACGTTCTTTGCTGTCTCAAGTTTTGTACAAAGGATTAAAACCTTCTTGTGTTTATGAAACATCATTAGCCAAGCAATATGGGCACCAACAATTGTTGATATACCCATCTGTCTTGCTTTTAGTACTACGTTAAATCTATACTTTTCGAGATCAACAAGAAGTTCATCTTGGAAATCATATGTGTCAAAGCGTACCAAGCCGTGAACCGCATGTGGAATGCGGCAAAAGTTATTGACAAAGTATTCTTGAGACTTGCCACATTTTATCAACTCTTCTACGGCTTGTTGTTTCGATATCATAGTTTCCTATCTAGCGCAAATATCTTATGTCATAATCGGAAACATTCAAGTCAAATCTAGCAATCGCTTGAACAAACCGTTCTATTTCGTCTCTTCTCATTTTCATGTCTGTTTCGGAACCCATCTTGCCTAGAGAATCAGAAACCATATCCGTAACTCTTGTTGTCAATGCGCGAATCCTACCAGCACTTTCGGGATACGCCTCTACAAAGTCTTCAGTCTTGTTATACTTTTTGCCTGCACCATCAGTGATCCGAATCGTTGGAGAATATTCTTGCGGTTCGATTTCGAAGATAGCAGTGTTCCTGCTCTCGTCCAAAGTTTTCTCTAATTCCTCTTTTACCAATTGTATGATATAATTTTTTGTTACTTTCATTGCGATGTTCTCCTATTAGTTTTTCGCTGTATAATTTGTTGGCTTCTTAGCCTTTTCTCTGCCTAAGGATAAAAAGTCTTTAATTGATTTATCTAAGCGATCTTCTTCCGAAGGTAATCCAACGTGCTCTGCATCAACACCACCGAGTTCAAACTTTTGTGTTGCCACAACGCTTACTCTTTGTCTTGATATATACTGCATGT